TAGTACAGCGAAGATAACATCTTTTAATTTACCTACAAGAAAACATAATAAGAAAGTTAGATTTTTAGGTTATCAGTTTGGTCAAACAGGAGACTTTTTTAATTCAGCAGATATGTATTTACATTTTTCTGATGGTATTATGCAATTAAGAGCAACACAAACCACAAAGTCTTGGCAAGGAGAAATGAAAGGTGTCGCTGCTGCTATGGGTAAAATTGGTGGAGGAAATGTTAATTTCTATACTGAAGATATTTTTGGTCGATCAATAGGATATGGTGAGGTAAAAAGTAGTTGGAGTGAAATAAAATATAATGGTGGTTCTTTAAGTAAATTTTACGAGTTATACGATAGATTTTTAAATGGTCAATATAAAACAGATATACAAGAAGTAGTAAGTAAGAACGAATTTAAAAAGAAAGCAAGTAATTATGTTAATCCTAAAGGTAAGAAGTCTGGACCTGCATTTTATTTTGGTAAATTTATGTGTCTACTAATGTTAGAAACAATAAATGCAGATACTAAGTCTGCTAAATTAAATGAATTTGCTACAGCGGTAATCAGATATGCTATGTCCAATACAGATATCTCTACTTTTTATATTAAGGTAAGTTAACTTATAAATACTAGTATGTCAACAGAAAACAAATATTGTGAAGATTGTGGACACGATTGTCCTGATATGTGTCAGGACTCTGCTTGTGATTGTAAGTGTTGTAATTAACAATATAACCTATTGATTCCAAACGAAAGAAACTTTAAAAAGTGCTTGCAAAGGGGTCTAGAATATGATAGGATATAAGTAGATTAACACATTGACTATATTATATTAATGGAGAGAGCGAAGAAATGCAAGGGTTTATACATTACCTAGAAGAGGCAAAGAATACACACTTAGAACATTTAGAAGATGAAATTATTAACAATGGTAGCCGTGGAGCGTTAAACGCTATAAATTTTCTAAAGTCTATAAGACGAATGTTTCAAGGTGGTTCAGGAAGAACTAGTTTAACTGTTAAGTGGGATGGAGCACCGGCAATAGTCTGTGGTCGTAATCCTGATAATGGTCGCTTCTTTGTAGGCACAAAATCCGTATTCAACAAAACTCCTAAAATAAATTACACTGCTGCTGATATTAGAAAAAATCATTCTGGTGCAGTAGCGAATAAATTAGAAATCTGTCTAAGGGAGTTATCCAAGTTAGGTATAAAAGATATCTTACAAGGTGATTTACTATTCACTTCTGGAGAACTAAAGACAGCAAATATTGATGGTGAAAAGAATATTGTATTCACACCTAATACTATAACATATGCTGTACCTACAGGTACTCCCTTAGCAAGTCGTATTGCAAATGCCAATATGGGCATTATATTTCACACAACATACACAGGTAAATCTTTTAAGTCTTTAAGTGCTAGTTTTGGTGCTAGTGTATCAAGACTTAAAAAAAGTAGAAAAGTATTTTTTGATGACGCTAGTTATCGAGACGCTTCATCAGCAAAGTTTGATTCAAGTGAACTATCACAATTTGATAATGTGTTAAAAATGGCGATGGGTTCTACTGGTAAAGGTTCTATCTTTATGGATAGACTATCTACTGATAGTGGAATTTTATCAGTCGGTGTTCAGTTAAAGGCATATATCAATTCATATATTAGATCAGGCACAGGTTTAGGAACAGTTAAGAAACTTGCTGGTCAGTTTGCACCTTTTTACAGAGATAGATTACAACAAGAAATAGATGGAGTAAAGAGAGATGTTTCAAAAAGAAAATATAAAGATATTCAAACACAAGGTCTGAAATTTATTAAAAGTAATAGTGAAGGTTTATACTTTGCCTTAGCAACCTATCTATCACTACAAAAAGCAAAACTTATTCTTATGAGTAAACTTAGAAGTGTACAAAGTATAGGAACATTTTTAAGAACTGATAATGGATTTAAGGTTACAAGTCCTGAAGGTTATGTTGCGATTAAGAGTAGTGGTGCTGTTAAGTTAGTTGATCGTATGGAATTTAGTAGAGCAAACTTTAATGCCGCTAAAGACTGGGTGAAAGGGTGATACTGGTGCCAAAAACTTTAAAACAATTTTTAGAAGCGATGAATAAGGTTACTATTATAATGATAGGTGGCCCTGGGTCAGGTAAATCAACCTACTCTAAATTCATTTCTAAACATTTCGGTATACCTCATATCTATACAGGCGATATGATGAGAGAATTACAGAAAAAAGATCCTGAAGTCGCAAAGATTATGGACAGAGGTGATCTAGTGCCTATTGGCAAAGTGATGAAGGCGTTAACTTCTAGACTTGCAAAAGACGATACCGAGAACGGATATATATTAGATGGATTTCCTAGAAATATAGAACAGTTAAATAAGATGAAAGAAGAAGAGATTGGTTATAATTATGTTGTATATTTAAATGTATCAGATGAAGAAGTGATTAGACGATTGACTGCTCGTGGTAGAAAAGATGACAAACCAGAGATCATAAAGAATAGATTAAAAGTTTATGAGAAAGAAACTGGTCCTGCATTAGACGAGTTTAGAAAAAGTAAAAGAAGATTTATAGAGATCAAGGCTGAAGGCAAAGAACCAGAAGAGATATCTAAAGACATTATAAAAGAGGTAGAGAAGCGTGGGTAAGTTATTTTCAGATTTCAGAATTAGTTTAACTGAAGATGTTAACTTCAGTATTAGAGACCTTGTTTATTTTAACCAGGATGCTTTAAAAGAATCTATGGATAAAGTAGAAAACTATCGTCAAAAACATTTTAAAGATGGTTGGCAAAATATACAGATAACTCCGCCGCCTGAAAATGATAGTGATAAAACAAAACAAGAACTGGTTGAAATTACAAAAATACAACAAGAGAGAACTAAAGAAGATGAAAACTCTATTGCTGTTTCTGATATGATGGATTCATTTCACTTTAGAGAATATCTAAACGAAAATAATTTAGAATATAAATCAAGTGAACTATCTGCAATCATAGAAGATGTTTGGAAGGTAACAAGAACATTTAAAAATAAATTCAATAGACCTAGACCATATCAAGTTGCGAAAGCATTGAATATGGATTTTGATACTATGTACGGTGAGAGTATGGCAACACCTTCTTATCCAAGTGGTCATAGTGTAGGTACAAGATTAACTGCTGAATATCTTTCACTAAAACACCCAGCACATAGAAAACAATTTATTGAGATTGCTGAAAAAGTAGGCATGGGTAGATTACAAGCAGGATTTCATTATCGTTCAGATCACGAAGCAGGTATAGAACTTGCATTAAAAGTTTTGCCGTTCTTAGAGATATCAAAAGAAAACTTAAATGAGTCTATTATAGATTTAGTTAGAAAAGATTATTCAAAAACTGTATTCGATAATTACAATACAGAAAAACCTGTACTGAAATCATTTGTTAAGAAAATGATTGAAGATCAGATAAGAGACTTCAATAGAATTGCACCTGTAATGAAGTACAGACTTATCGGTAGTATGCTTACAAAAAGATATAGAAAAGACGCTGACTTAGATATCAATGTTCTATTTGATGTGCCTGAAGATAAACAAGAAGAAGTTGCTGAAGTATTAAGAGCAAAAGTTAGAGAAGTAAACGGACAGAATGTTCCTGGTACAGTACACCCAATCAATTATTTTGTAATTGTTAACAAAGATGTTTATACAAAAGCAAACTTAATGGCAGATGATGTCTATGATATTGTACACGATAGATTTGAAAAAAGAACTCAATCTAAACCATTTGATATAGAAGATTATATGAAAGACTTTAGAGATAGAGTACAGAAAATAGATATTGTTAAAGGTGAATTTAAAAGAGATTTAATTGACTACAAAGAACTTGTAGAATTAGATGATGATGATATTGAAAACCTGAAAGATAAACTTGAGGGTAAAGTAAAAGAATTAGAAGATGATATTAACACACTAATAGATATGAAACAGGATGCACTAGACAAACGAAAGTCTGGCTTTGAAGGCGAAATGACACCAGAAAATATTAAGAAGTATGGTGTTAGAAATAGACTACCTAACAATGTAGTTTATAAAATGTTAGAAAAGTATTATTACTTTGAGTTTATAAACAAACTTAAAGAAATAATAGGAGATGACAAAAAATTATCTGATAAAGAAGCAGATAGTTTAATGTCTGTTGAAGAAGCGGTAGATAGACTTAATACAATCGTTTTTGCCTTTGGTAGGTTCAACCCTCCTACCATAGGGCATGGGAAACTTATGAACACCGTGAAATCTAAGGCTAGATCACTTGGTGCAAAACACGAGGTGTTTGCTAGCGCTTCTTCAGATCCTAGAAAGAATCCACTAGACCAGATAACTAAAGTAAGATACATGAAAAAAATGTTTAAAGGTATAACGATTAAACCTGCTCAAGGTAATCAAAGAACATTTATGGAAATATTAAAAACATATGACAAGATGTATGGTAATGTTATTATGGTTGCAGGTAGTGATAGAATAAATGAGTTTCAAAAACTTGCAGACAAATATAATGGTAAAGATTATACTTTTAAATCACTTAAAGTTGTATCTGCTGGTGAAAGAGATCCTGACGCTGACGGCGCTACAGGTATGTCAGCAAGTAAGATGAGAGACGCCGCTAAGAATAATGATTTAAAATCATTCTCTATGGGCATTGGTACACTATTAGCAAAGAACGATACAAAAGCATTATTTGATACTGTAAGAAAAGATATGGGTATCAAAGAAGGTATCGAAACATTTGCTGATTTCTTGAATAACGATATTCGAGAAGATTACTTAAAAGAAAAAGTCTTTAACATAGGTGATTTGGTTAATAATATAGAGGACGGAACTTCTGGTATGGTTGTCAGACGAGGACCTAACTATGTAGTTTACGAAACAGATGAGCAAGAGGTGAAGAAAGCATGGTTATATGATCTAGTAGAAACCAAGGAGGAATCTAATGCTAACATTGAAACAAATTCAAAGATTAAATCAATTAGTGAAAAAACAAATAACACATCCGTACGGCGAGAACGATCAACTCGAACTTCCATTTCCGAAAGACAAACTAACGACAACGGTAGAGAGTTATCTACCCATATGGTGGAAGATACGAAAACAGAAGGATCGCAGGAGACGAAGAGCACTAATGAAGATACATCTAAATTCTTGGAAAGGTTAGAACTAGAATTTTCGTTACCAAAAGGTCGTACTTACGACTGGATAAGAGCAAAGACCGTAGATAGAAAACAAGTTAATTACGGTATAAACACATTTAAAAAGAAAATGACTGCTGCTAAAGATAAATTTGCTTTAGCGGCAGACATAGCACAAAAACTAGGTATTGGGTTGAGAGAATTTCAGTCAGTACTACAAAGTATAAAACTATTACCTGAAGAAAACGAAGAGTCATATGAGATAGGCACAATAGAGTATGCTAAACACGCCTTCGAATTGACGCCTGGTCAGAATATTAAGAATTACAAAAAGACTACTAAACAGATTAAAAAAGAAGATGTTGAAAAATGGTCACTTGAAGAGTCTACCGTATATAAATATAAGGAAAGATATAAAAGATCATGGAAATCAGAACTTAAAAAGTCTGTGAAAAGGATGTTAGATGAAATTTAAAGAGTTTGCAAGTCAAGTAAATGAATGGGGTGTACACACTTCCGAACTTATTGAAGCAGAACATCAAGGTAAAAAGGTCAGTCTTAATGACCCAAAAAGAACACCTGACGGTCCTAAAAAGTTTGCAGTCTATGTAAAAGACGGTGATAAAGTAAAAAAGGTCACATTTGGTGACCCAAATATGTCAATTAAAAGAGATAGTCCTGAAAGAAGAAAATCATTTAGAGCAAGACATAATTGCGATAATCCAGGACCTAAAACAAAAGCACGATACTGGTCTTGTTATCAATGGCGTGCAGGAGCAAAGGTGGACAGTTAATGAAATATTCAACAACAATGGCAGACTTACTACAACAAGTCAATGAACAGAGATACGAAGTAACCGCAGAGGTAGGATACAGAGGTATAGGTAGTTTTGATGATGTTACCATAGTCGTTAATGCCAGAAACGAAAGCGACGCTGAAGATAAAGCGTATGACGAATTAGATAAACTTAGAGATCGAAGAAAGTTTGGACCAGGTGGTGGCGGAGGTCTTGAAGAATTTGATGTTCAACAAGTAACCAAAACAAATCAGTCTTTAGGATTAAAATCTTCAGGAAGATCAGGACCATAATGAGATATAAAACTAGAATGTCAGATATACTAAATCAAATGGATTTAGCAGAATCTAAAAAAGCACTCGATAAAAAAGCAGATAAATCTGGAATGCCTAAAGGCATACTATCTAAAGTATATGACAGAGGTATGGCTGCATGGAAAGGTGGACATAGACCTGGTACTACACCTCAACAATGGGCATTAGCAAGAGTAAACAGTTTCATAACAAAATCTTCAGGTACTTGGGGTGGGGCAGACTCTGATCTCGCTAAACAAGTTAGAGGAAGAGCAGAATCAGTAGAAGAGGCAAGACAACTCAAAGATAAAGATACAGAAATGATGGTTGTAAAACATAGTAAAGTTATTGTGATAGATAAATCTGATTGGGATAAATATAAATCAAAAGGTTATAAAATGGCTGAAAGTTATGAGTCATTCATAGACGAAGCATTAGAAGTTAAGTATGATAAGACTAAACAAGGTTGGTTTGATAAACAAGGTAGAAGAAGATATTTAGGCAAGGCTGCCACAAATGATATAATGAAAAAGAAACTTGATCTTGCAATCAAGACAGGCGATTGGACTACTTTCGATTTAAATAAAGAAGAAGTACAATTTAACTTAGAAGAAGAAATAATCAAAGAGTACAAAAAAATGACTGTTACCTTTACATCTAGTACTGATATGTCAAAGGCGTCTGCTGATTTAGCAAAATATAATTTTACAATAAACACAAAAGGTATGGTAATGAAAGTTGATGGCAAAGGTGCAGAACTTAATGCTATCGGTACAGACTTGCAAAATTTTTATGGTGCAAAAGTTGT